CCCACATACGAATTATCAAATAAAGTGTTTCGTGAAGTGTATAAAAAGCTATGTATTGATATGGGTTGGAAGCCAAAAAAGTATTCCGATAGAGACCAATATTTAGAATTTGATTGGGGAAGCTCAATACAAGGTAAATCTGCTGCAAAACCTGAAACATTATTAGGTGAAAGCAATTCACTTGTTATTTTAGACGAGTGTGCATATATAAGAAGTATTGTATGGGAACAATATATAAGACCGACATTATCTGACCAAAAAGATAGTCGGGCAATATTTATAACCACACCTCATGGCTTTAATTGGATTCATAAATTAAGCCAAAGAGAAGATGAAGAATGGTATAGTTTCAATTCTCCAAGTTGGGAAAATAAATATGCGTTTCCCGAAGGTTATATGGACAAGGATTTACAAGAGATTCGTAGGAATTTAACTCCAACGGTATTTCAGCAAGAGTATGGTGCTTCGTTTACTTCTATGTCGGGGATTGTGTATGAAAGTTTCAGACGAGATACTCATGTTGGAGATTATCCTTATGAGCCAAGTCGCCCTACATATTGTTCTATGGACTTTGGTTATCGACTACCTGCTGTATTATGGTTTCAGACATGGACAGATACGGATGGCTTGGAACATATCAATATAATTGATGAGATTGTGCATGAAAGAAATATAAAAACAGAATCTCTTGCTCGTAGAATGTTACAAAAAAAGTACCATGTTATTAGATATTATGCAGACCCTGCTGGTGGACAAGTACAGTCACAGACGGGTATGGGTGATATTGAACTCATGCGACAATACGGTATTTATTGTAGATACCCAAGAGATAAAGCATCTCGCTCTATTTCCACAGGAATAGACCATGTTCGTTCATTTTTTGAAAATGTAGATGGGATACATCGAATGCATATCGACAAGCGTTGCAAAGGACTTATAGAGGACTTAGAAGCATATCGTTATGAATTAGATAAAGACAATAAGCCACTTAAAGAAAATCCATTAAAGGATGGGTATTCCGACCATTCTATGGATGCTTTAAGGATGGGCATTGTAACGCATTTCCCAATTAGAAATATGCAAATGAAAGTGGTAAGTAGATGATATACTCAGTAGCTAAAGAATTGATTAATGAATCAATCAAAGACCAAAAGTTAGATGTCCATAAAAGGCGACAAAAATGGATAAATAAGATGTTGGACTATTATGAAGGCGAAAATATGGAAGGTTACATAGCTAATCGTTTCAAGATTGATGCTTTCAAGGAAGTTCCACCATTATTTATTAACTTTACCCATCGTTTTATTAATAAGATGGCACGAATTTACCGAACAGGTGCAGTTCGTAATGTAAACGAGCAATATACGAGTTTAACTCGCTTTAAGAATGTAAAATTAAAACATATTGAGCGTATAGCCAAGTTATTAGGAACGGTTGCTTGTCGGATTACTTATAATCCAATAAAGCAACAAATGGACTATCATCCTATTTACTTTTATCACCCGTTTATGTCAGACGATGACCCTTTAAACCCTATAGCGATTGCATACCCTATAGACAATTTAGTTGATGACATTTCTAATAGGCAAGAGCAGACTTATATGTATCTTGATGATACAAGAATGATTAAATATGATGGTAGTGGTCGGATATTAGACGAAGTAGAACATAATTACGGTATGTTACCAGTATCATTCATCCATAGAGAACCACAAATTGATTCACATTTCGTTGCAGGTGCTTCTGATATTGTTCAAGCTAATGAAGCGGTAAACATTTTATTTACAGAACTTTGTATTGGTGGAAGATTCCAAGCATTTGGACAACCTGTTGTTACGGGAGTTTACGCTGATTCTAATGTAGTCAGAGCAGGAACGGATGAAACATTAATATTACCCGAAGGTGCTAATTTTGACATTGTATCTCCAAAGGGCGATATGAGGGGATTAATTGAAATAATTAAGACAATAATGGAAACAAGTGCTGCAAATAATCACTTACACATTGACTTTAATCGTAGTGGTGGTGAAGTACCAAGTGGTATTGCTCTTGTTATTCGTGATTTAGAACGCAAGGAAGATTACGAAGATTATGTTGATTTATGGGAAATGTATGAGCATGAAATTTATCAAGTCGAGAAATCAATTCTAAGCTCCAATAATATCTCAATTCCTGACGAATTAGGCTTAGATTTCGCAGAACCTGAATATCCAAAGTCTGCTCAGGATGAAATAATGTTTAATCAGTTTATGTTGGACAATAATTTAATGTCATATTCTCAAATGTTAAAGAACTATAATGACGATTTAACAATAGATGAAGCTAAAAGCATGATTGACGACAATATTACCGAAAATAAACAATTTAAGGAGAAGATGGATGGCGAAAGGCAACCAATTATTTCAAGACTTCGTCAAACAGCAGAAAGAACTCAATAATTTCGAGGAACTTGACATTGAAGCAACAATCGAAAAAATCTATGAAAACCCGACAGAGTTCGGAAAAGAATACGCAGAATTGTACTTATCTCGAAATTTCAAAAGAATACTTGAAGCAAAAAGGCTTGGTATGGACTTCGCCCGAAAAAACTTATCCTTGTAAATACTACCGATGAAGATAGAATTTGAAATTACTTACGATGCTAATAAATTGGCTCGTAAAATGCCGAAAATGATACGAGAATACTTGAATGATGGGTTAGATTCATTAAAAAACGGGTCTAAGAAGGCACTTAAAGACGGAAATTTTGAGCAATTAGGTGATTTTACTAAATTTGCACGAAAAGAGGGGTTATCTCCAAAATCTAATCACAAAAAAACGAGTTCTAAGAAGCCATTACGGTACACAGGGGAATTATTTCGGTCAATTAGCAGTAAAAAACGAGATAGGTCATTAGAATTTAGTGAATACGGTATATATCACTTGGGAATCAAGGATGCAAATGAAATTGACATTGTTTTGGACAATAAAAAAAAATCGGTAGTTGGTAAAAGTGGTACTGCATATAAAATAAGAGCAAATAGCTTTACAAGAGAGATGCAAGATATGTTTGGTTGGAAAAAAGATAATTTAGCAGGTAAAAATGTTCCAGTTCGTGATTGGTTACGATTTGACGATAAAATTAAGGACATTAAGACTAATTTTTACAAAAAACTTGACAATAATTTCAAAAAATAAAAAAAATGGCAAATCAAATTGATGAAATATTAGATGATTTAGAGAAAACGGAAGAAGTTCAGGACAATGACATTGATTTCTTTGAATATTTATTATTATTGTCGTTATTTGAGGTGGATATATTCTCTGCTACCTTAGAAAGTACAATTTCTCGCTTACAGTTTGAAGGATTAAGTGAAACTGACATAAAATCTCGCCTTAGAAACGATTTAACGAACAAAGTTGGAGCATTTGCTATATTAAATAATTCAATAACCGATTTAAACCGATATGGAATAAGAGAAGCAAGTAGAATTGGCATGATGAGTGTATATAATGAAGTATTGGGCGGAAATGTACAATATCGTTGGGTAGTTGCTCGTGGAGTTAAACATTGTCAAGATTGTGAAGAAAGACAAGGACAAATAGCGACATTAGATGAATGGACACGCTTAGGATTACCAGCGACAGGATGGAGTAGATGTAATTTTAGATGTTATTGCATTTTAGACCCATTAAACAACATAGATGATGCGGTACAAGTATGAAAAAGAACCAATCATTAACAGAAATACGCTATGAAGAAACAAGGAACAAATGTGCCGAGTTAATTGGAAGAAACCCCAGCATTACAGACAGAGAAGTATGCGAGATTATGGGTATTACGAATTATTTATTAAAAAAAATTCAAAAAGACAAGTTCTTCCATGAAAAAATGGAATCGGTATTCGGTTCAAACATTACACAGGACTTATTACTTGTAGATGTAGCAATGATAAGAGAAGCACAGAGTGGAAATGTCCAAGCTGCGAGATATTTAGCAGAAAGACATGGTAAGTTCGTTAAAAAATACCAAATTGAGGTAAAATCACCATACGAGTTATTCGCAAAAGAAATACAAGGCGAAATAGATAGTGAAGATGCCGAATATGAAGAAATGCCCGACAATTATACTGCTACACAAGAAATGTTACCACCTCGTGACCCATCCAACGATAGACCGAGAGAAAGAAAAAAGCGAGAAACGAAAAAAGGCATGGAACGCATTAAGCAATTAAAGAAAGAGAGAAGCATTAAATTTAAATCTAACCGTTCCGATAGAGCCAAGCTAAGACAAAGAGCCGAAAAGGTCGGATTACAACAATTACCACAAGGCAGACCAAAAGAATACATTCGTAAGATGTGGCTCGAAAAGTTATATAAACTCGAAGAAGAAGCTAAACAAAAAATATTAGACGAAAACAAGTAAGTCCAATAAAAACATAGACTTACAAGAGTTATCCACAAGTTATCCACAATTGTTAATAAAGTTATCCACATAGTAAAAATCATCTTTTTATCTCGGTGAATTTAGGATTAGCGTTTTAGTTATCCACATTATCCACAATCGTTGATTAGAGTACTTAAAAGGGCGATTTTAGTTGTTGTAAATTAAATATAAAGTATATAAATTATCTATATATCAGTTCCATTACTATCTTAGTTCATTTAACGATTACCCAGTTTACGATTACCACTTAATATTAGATTATTCGCATCGTACATCGTGTAGGACATTGTTTAGTAAAAAAATCCTGTTGGGAGACCCCCAAAGGACATATTCGCAAATCCACCCTTCCCCCGTAAGACTTATCCACATATCCACACACACCCTGTTAAGTGTTGATAAGTATGTTGATAACTTGGTGATTGGGATTGCCTCCCTAAAACCCACCACTTAAAAACACTTTCAACCAATAAACACTAAAAGTTTATTAAATTAATCTTTTACTTGTATTGAATTGATAGCCTGTAGTAATATTATGCAGTTAACAATTAAACGAATTAAACAATTAAAGGGAAAGCATGAAACAAGAAATAAAACAATTAAAACGAATC